AGTTCTGGATTCCCCCAGATGGTATAAGCTCTGAAAGAGTAGACATTTACACACTCCAGCCAATCGTCCCATTGATGTAGGTCATCACGATTTCGGCAAAATTCTTATCGAAGGTAAGGTCAGTAGCTGAACTGGCTATGTTAGAGCCGTTACGCGCAACCAAAAAATTAGTTGTCGCTGCTGCACCTGTGCCGTCCTTGATGACTACATAATCACCTGCGCTTGGACTAGAAGGCAACGTAATTGTTATTGATCCTGCCGTAGCAACTATAAACGAAGCAGAAGTAGCCGTAGTGCTAGTACTAGTTAACGTTGGAGCAGGGTAACCGGCAGCTTCTGCCGCTGATGTCCATGTGCTTCCGTTAGACTTTAGGACGTTACCTGATGTTCCTGGCGCAACGGTTGTCACAGCGTTAGTGCCACTGCCTAGTATTACGTTGTTAGCGGCTATCGTAGCAACACCTGTACCGCCGTTAGCTACCGGAAGCGTGGCTGTTACCTGAGAGGTCAAGTTAACGTTAGCTAAAGCTCCACCAAGCGTTAAGTTACCTGAACTTGTAACCGTGCCCGATAAAGTAATTCCGTTGACCGATCCTGTACCGCCAACAGAAGTTACAGTACCGTCGCCAACGTCCACTGTGGCAAGCGAATCATAGACGGCAGCCCCTGCACCGGCTCCGTCGGTATAAAGAATTTTGGTGTTGTTAGTGGGAATTGTAATTTGTGCGCCAGAGCCTTGTTTAATAATAATGCTTTGACCACCACTAGTAGCGTTTTCTATCCACCACATTTTACTAACAGTGTTTGGAGCCAATGTAATTGTTCTAGCTGACGTTAAGTTTGTACCGGAAGTAATTTTAAGGTACATAGCACGTAAGGTGTCTGCGCCCCCGTCCGACATAGTAAACGTTTCGTTTTGATCGGCAGACATTGCTTTCGCGCCATAACCCATAGCATCCGTAATCAACTCTAAGTTGGTATTGGTGCTGGTTCCCCACGTACCACTTTCGTCGCCCGTGGCGATTTCTTTTAATCTCAAATTATTTACATAAGTCGCCATTTTTAACCTCGTTTATTACGCTGCTATCTCTGTCCAATTAGGATCTTGAGAAGGTTGTATTTCTATCCACATCTGGATACCCGAAACTTGTCCTACTGCTTGCACCCCTGTAAGAGTGGTACTAATGTTAACCTCTACGTCAACTTGACCTACAGCACCAGTGGCACTTACCCCTGTTACTGTAAAGGCCGCAGGTATACTCGGTATAACCTGACCAACCCCTCCGGTAGCTGCTACCCCAACTAGGACAATATTAGCGTCACTGTTTACCGTAACGCCACCCACACTGCCTGTGGCTAACAAGCTTCCTGCGGTAACTGTTCCTGTAGTGACCGCTAAAGCCGTTCCTACGCTACCTGTGGCTTGACTTCCTGCGTTAGAGTTACCCCAACCAGAGTTACCCCACGCGCCAATTCCCCATCCTTCTAATTTAACCGTTACAGGGAATCCTACTTGACCTACCCCTGTCGTTCCAACCGAACTTCCCGCTACTACTGTTTCATTGAAGACAATGTTAACACTAAGGCTACCTACGGCGGTTGTGGCGGCAACTCCCACCAGCGTAACAGACGCTTGTCCATTAATCGAAACCGCTCCGACCGAACCCGCAGCCTGTTGGCCCGAGCTAGTGTTGCCCCACGAGCTAGAACTCCATGTATCCGTCCCCCAACCATCGAGGCGTACAGTCTGGTCGGTCACTACGCAATCCTAATCAACGCCGATGTTGCATTGTAAGTAGGCATAACTACCGAAAAATCACCAGAACTTGACGACTTGTCTGATCCAAAGTCTAAAACAAGTAGTGTAGGATCACCTGATGCAGTGTCGTTATAAATTAATGCACCACGCGCAGTAATAGTGGAGGTCGGCCAGTTACGATCTCCAAACTCTGCAAAAGCAGTGGTACCGCTGTTAGTCGGGGTTACATTAGTAAGCACGTTACCGCCAGCCACATAGCCTGTACCCGTCACTTCGTTAGAAGTGGTGTAAGCAGTGGTAGCAGCGTTAAAAGACGCACTGTTTGTATACAGGGCCATTTTAAAACTGTTGCCCGAACCGTTAGTTAAGTTGTGAACGCCTTGTAGTAGCTCCTGCTTGAAGCTAGTACACATATAGTTTCCAGAAAATGCCATGTCATAATCTCCTAATTAATTCAGCTAGTTTTGGTTGGCCCGCATCTAATAAAGCATTATAGACGGTGGTTCTATCACTGGAAATGGCTTGACGCATATAATCGGCAATAACCTCTTCCATGTTATCTTTAAAAGCGTGAGCTTGTTGTTGCAAAACCGGATTAGCTTGATCTGAAATACTAATAATACGATCTACACAACGACTTGCTATTTCTTCAGGAGTAAACCCCCTGTTTTGGGTTGTTGCAACTTCTACTTTAAAATCGTTAGATATACCTAATTGGGGTGTCATCATGTTCTTTCTCGCATAACCATACCTTCTCGATATTCATCAGTGACCTGTTTAGCTTCACCAAACTGCTTCAATGCAATAATAGCCTCTGCAAAACGTTTTTCATAATCCTGCATTAGCTGCGGGTCACCTTTCATGTAAATATAAGCTTCTATCAAACTGCCGTAAAGCAGCGTAAGTTCAGCGTTAATACTTAACCAAGTAGTTCCGTTTTCTGAACCAGCGGTTAAACTGGTTGGACGATAATAATAATGTAACTCTACAACAGAACTAGCGTTTGGCGTAGGAGCTATAAGAAAAGCATCAACATCAAAAATAGAGTAAAAACGAGGATCGCCTTGGGTAGACCTGTCCGGCGTAAACGATTGCAAAAAATTCACATCTTTAAACTCTAAAAATGTTTTTTCGTTAGTGGTCCCATCGGTGTACGACAATGAAAACGGAGCAAGAAAGTCCGTAGGCATCGTAAGGTACTCATCACCTTGCGTAACGTTTCCAGCGGAGTTTTTACGGAACAAGCTTAATTGTACGTTTTTTAGAATGCGTTCTTCCGCAGAGCGAATAAAAATGGGTAGATTAGTGACAAAAGACGTTTCCGAGTTTTGCGTGTAATCTTGCAATGCTGTTTTAAGCTGTGCGTAAGTAAATGCCATTACCTAAATCTCTTTGTTTTCTTTGCCACCTTTTTAGGTTGCGACGAAAATTGTTTCCCTGCTTTAGTGTCCTTCCTTTTTTTCCTAGTCGTTGCGGCATATTCCCCCGCAGACAGCGACTTTATTGCACTTTTAGGCAGGTATCTTTCCCCTGTTTTTGCGCTAGGCTTACCCGATTTGGTAGTCCATTTTTGCTTTGTCCACTTTTTTAAAGACTTTTGTGGAGCTTTTAATGCCATTAGGTATAGCCTCCGCCACTGTCCTTATATCTTTTGGCAAGCATTTGCGCTTTTCTAGCGGACCATTGACCCGCTTTACCGCCTTTTGTCCCTGCTTTTATAGAATTAAACATTCTTTTACGCATAGTAGGCTTAGTGTAGTTACCCGCTTCGTTTACACGAGACTTATTTACACCACCGCCTTGGTTCATTTTTATAGGGCTACCCGCCCCCAAGTTAACTCTGCTTGTCATGTCGTAACCACCGTAACTGCGCCCACTTGTCCAAAAACATTCATTGGCCTAAAGTTGCCGCCATCTTCTACATTAGGAACCCCAACGTAGATTGACAGAACCATTGGTGTATTAGGCCGAGGGTTGCGTAATGCTTGAGGGTCGGTAATTATTTTTCGAGGATCTAATTGTGGTTGTTTTTTCTCCCACTCCTCTGGACCAACTAAAGCACCCGTCCACTCAACTTTCATCTCGTTTAGCCTATATACAAAACCAGACCGATCAGATGTCCCTAAAGCATATTTTCCTGATGCAAATTTTGCCATTAATTGTTAAACCTCAAAGAAGAATATCCAGGAGATATAGTAAAAGAAGCTCTATCTCTATCTTCAACTGCGGCCTTGTCAAACTCTTCTTCATATAAAGCTTTTAACATAGGCGTTCTGTCTGCCGCTAATTTAATAGATAGGTAGTAAGCTAGACCGGCGGCTAAACAAGGATAAAACCTAAAGGGGACTTCAAAGGTGTTTATAAACGTATCCGCATCTTGTATGCGAGTTAAACGATTAAATATTATAACGTCGGTGCTGTTATCAGGCGTAGGCCACAACTCTAATTGCGGTGTTATTAATCGATTTAAAAAAAACTGACTTGCTCGTCCCGTAGTGCTTTTATTAGGTATTGTTAAATAATCGTCTCTACTGACTCGAGGTATAGTAAAATCAGTGCCATCCCTACGAACCGCTGCACTTAAAATATCGATAGTGCTTTGTACGTCCGAAAAATCAACCGCACTGGTTACAGTAGTGGTCGCTCCGGTTGTACCGCCCGTAATCGTCTCTCCTGCTAAAAACACACCTGTGGGCAATGTAATTGCTAAAGCTGTTGCCGTTGGTTTACTCGTTACTTGACACGTAGCCCCACTAGTTCCGCCCGTAATCGTTTCAGTTACAGCAAAATTAGCCGAAGCTGCTACCACCATATTTAGTGTGCCGCCTGGATATACTCGAATGTTTGCAGCTAGAGGTAAAGTGGTTTGAGCGATAGTCCATTGATTTAAACCACGATTAGCCCATTCAGCTAATAGCAAGTTTAAAGATCGTTTCGCTGTTTTAAGATCATAACCAGTGCGAACAACTTTTCCACATCGCTCAAACGCTTCTTCGATATAATCGGCTACATCTAGCTCGAAGTTGGTAGAATTAGAAGTGGTCATTAGGCTGTGCCTCTAGGCCCCTTTCCTCTTTTCATCTTCTTAGAGGCTACCATGCCTCCACCACGCATACGAACAGGGCCTGTGCCACTCTTCATCTTCTTAGAAGCAGCCATGCCTCCACCACGCATACGAACAGGGCCTGTGCCACTCTTCATCTTCTTAGAAGCAGCCATGCCCCCGCCGCGCATACGAACAGGCGTAGTGCCTTGGGGAACTTTTATGCCCATAGCTATAAGCTTATGCTCATTGGTATTAGAAGAATTAGCCGATTTTCCTGAACTTCGTGTAACCGGCCCCCCAGCACCTAAATTAACAACCCTTTTAGGCTTTGTTTTACCAGTTTTATCCATAGTGCTTACGGCTGCAAACTTTCTACGACCCATAGATGCTTCCATGCCTTCGCTTTCATTTCGACGAGAAGATTCACTTTGCTTTTTCTTACCGTTTCTAGAACCCATTGATTCGTCTAATCGGGCATTATAACCTTGTGTTTTACGAGCCATTTTTAAGCCTCCGATAGTAAGTTTCACGTACTTTTAGCATATCTCTTAAACCAAATTGTTTTTCGTATTCTTTGTAATAATCGGTTTTTTCTAATTTTTCCGAAGCCTCATGCAATTTACTTAACCTTTGAATAAAAATCATTGCATAGGGCTCGTCTTCGTCTATTTCTTCGTTTACTTCTAAAGCTTCTTTGCTGTAAAAAAGCTCATTTGGCTCTTCTTCGGGGTGATACGCCATCAGCCATATGTCTTTTTCTATAAAAACACCTTCGGCTATTGCCCCGTTCATCCCATCTATATGCTGATAAAACAACGTTTCATCTTTAATGTAGTCTAGGTCCACTAAAACCACTACATCGTATTTATCATCCCACGTAGAAACTATAGTAGTGAGATCTTGAAAAGACGGACATCGTTTAAACGATATACCTACTTTTTCACTAGCCCATGCTTTTTCTGCATAAGGACATGGCGGCATATTACCAAAGCTAGGATTAACTTTTTCCAAAGCTTCTTTCGACCAAGAACGGATTTCTTCCGTAATTTGATCCTCAACTACCATGCCTTACACGACCAGTATCTTGCCGTAAACTTATCTTTTGCCGTATCACAACTATGCCTAGCTCTAAAATTTTTACGGCGTCCTGGCTGGTCTTTTTTTATGGTCATATTAGCGTCACCAAACCGAACCATTTTTATTTCCGTGCCTTTTTTAGCCAAGACCACACTTTTTTTAGAACCTTTTTTACTTCTTTTAGGTTTATTATATCCCGCAAAAGTTTCATCTCTATATTTTAAGCGGCCGCTAGGTAATCTGGTCACATTCTTAGTTGTAGCCATTAGTTAAAAAACACCGTAATACCCGTCGTGACGGTTGTTGGATACACTAAATACGCGCCATCTTTAAACAAAAGCCCCTCATCTGGTATATCAGGATAGTCTGCCGATGTTGCGCCACCAGACGTCATAAACTTTAAGATAGAGGCTCCAGAACCTGTTGACCCATTGGTAAAGTTTAAAATACCCGCAGTACCCGTGTTAACAAAGTAAATACCGCGAATACGGGTACGACCTGCAAAAACAGGGGCTATAACAGTTGTTCCAGAGCCTACCGTAGCATTACCCGTAATTGCGCCATCAACTGCAACTTGTGTGACGGTAGCAAACACAGCGGTAGTTGAAACGATACCTCCGCCTGTATCAGGACCGGCTATTGTTTCTGTAAAAACAGTAGTTCCGTCTGCCAAAGTCCCTGTGACCGCAAAATCAACTCCACTGTTAGCCGAAACCGTGCTTATTACTACGTTTCTAGCAGGTGTCAACGTTGCTACTCCGGTTGATACCAGACTACCGTTAAGAGTTAAATTTCCCGCGCCACCCGTTGTTTGAGCCGTACATATCCCTGTAGCTACCGCCGCTGCAACCGTAGAAGGATCTATAAAGGTCGAAAAAGTATCTGAACCTGCCATGTGCTACTCCTTAATTTCGCCACGTATAATCATAGCTTTGTAAGCGGCACTTTGAGGATGAGGTAATCCTGCTTTTGCTGTCTTAGCAGGGGCTTTTTTAGGGGCTGTCTTTTTTGCCGGAGCTTTAGTTGTTGCCACGGTTTCTTCCTCCCAAGCTTCATTAATGTCAGGCGTAGAGGGGTCATCGCCCCTAAACGCCCCATCTTCTGTCCGCGCTCGTTTGCGCTTAACCGTAGCCATACTTAGTATGTCACACGATCTTGCGCGGCAAGTATGTAATCTATGCTCATACTTTTTGTTCCCGTAGCATCGCCACTCATGGAGACGGCAGCAGGTGTAATCAGATCACTTGTTATAATGTCCGTTATAGTGTGAACTAATTCTCTGTTTACAAAAAACTCAAGGACATTAGTGCCGCCAACCGCTTTACCTTTGGTCAAAGTAAAACCGACTGTTTGATATGTTCCATCTGCTACGTTGTACTTAGTAGGCAAAGAAAATTCATTTAGAAGAGGACCCGTAGTTCCGCTTACTACTTTCAAAGTGGCCGCGCCATCAGTCATTTGAAAACCAATGCGATTTGCTCGATCCAAACCGTTTTCAGGGTTTGTGACAAAGTTTTCTGTCATACCGACAAACGTATCCATTTGACCCGCTCCGCTACCAGCAGTGCTGTTAACAAAATAACGAGCTTCAAACCAAACTTTTTGACCTTGCGTGGCTGGCAGTTGAAAGATTTCATTGGCTTGTATAGATCCGCCGCTGTTGTCCGTAGTCGCCTGTGATGTAATGTTTAGAACACCATTCAAAGTGTCCGCTCCAATAGAAACATCAGCAGAAGTATCTTTTACTATGGTAAAAGCAGTGTCTAGTTCTTTGTTAAAGTCGTCCCAAAGAACTTGTTGATCAGGGTTTATCCCTATGGATAGGTCACTAAGACCCGCACGGGCGTTTGAGTAAAGAATCGGGCCTTTAAAATGAGTAGCCATGTAGTGTTCTCCTGTCGTGGCAAGTGTCTATTGCGGGATGCAATAGTCAGGTAACGTTATCAGTATAAACCAATAAAAAAAGGGCGACAACATTGCCGCCCTTCTTTATTTAAGCAAGAAACTTGCTTATGCGCCTGGAGTACCAAAGACACAACGCCAATCAGATACACCAAATGCATATCTTTCACGAGCCTTGAATCGTAAGTTACCAGTGTCAAAATCCCCCGCAGTGCCTGTAGTTAAAGGCGTGCGGTTGAAGACTTTGAAACCATTAGGGCAG